GCAGGCTGCATGGGGAACCAACGTCACAGTAGTGCTTCTACAGGAAAAGGGAACCGCAGTATCTGCGACTAACCCTCTCTACACAATGACATGCCTAATCAATAACACCACAGACATTAATGGTGCAGTCGGTGACATCGGTATGCAGAGCCTGACATTCAACGTGTCTGGTACAGTAGCAGTCGCATCAACAGGTTCATTCTAAACTAATTAAACAAAGGGGCACAGCATGGCAAAACTAATAGTAACGATGACAGATAGCGCAGTACACGAGATCGAGATCACACCTCGCCTTGAATACGCGTTCGAGTTATATGCAAAAAAGGGATTTCACAAAGCATTCCGCGATGATGAAATGCAGACTTCGGTCTATTGGCTTGCGTGGGAAGGACTTAGGTTAGGTGGAACTACAGTCAAGCCATTTGGCGCAGACTTTCTCGATACCCTAAAGAGTGTCGAGGTTGCTGAGTCTGACCCTTTGGCTTAATCGGTAGGGATAGCATCCACTATTTCATTGCTCGCTTGAGCATTGAAACGGCTATCCCACCACAATATTTGATCGACCTAGAACCATCGATGCTTCAAATGATTTTGAAGGCGTTGAAGGACAGAGCAAAGGAGCAGTCGGATGCCCACAGAGTTAAGAGGCGCTAACGCGCTTCGTAAGGCTCTGAGAAAATTCGATCCTGATCTGGATAAAGAAGTTCGCGGTGAAATGGTTGGATTCCTAAAGCCGCTCGTCAAAAAGGCTCGTGGCTATATGCCAGCAAATTCTTCTATGCCTTCTAACTTCGTAGGCACTAGTGTCGCTGGCGGATTTCCTAAGTATGACGCGACGATCTCACGTCGAGGCGTAGGCTATAAATTGACACCTACTAAACCTAACCGACAAGGATGGATCGCTACATCTTCCATCCGTAATAAAACGGCTGGTGGCGCTATTTTTGAAACGTCTGGTCGTAAGTCTGGAAACACAGGAAACTTTACTCCACGCTTAGAGGGGCAACTCGTAGGCTCAGGCAAGATGCAAGGCCGCGCTATGTTCAGGGCGTATAAAGAAGACGAAGGCAAGGCTAGGGCTGGAGTCATCAAGGCGCTTGAAAAAGCCGCCGCAAAGTTTAATGCGAAAGGTATCTAATGGCTGAGTTACTCATCCCGATTACTACAGAGTTTAAGGGAAAGAAAGCATTTGGCGATGCTAACAAAGCCACTAGCGCACTTGATAAAGGTGTCAAAAAGTTAGGCGCTAGCCTTGCTGCTGCATTTGGCGCTAGAGCAATTATTAATTACGGCAAAGCGGCTGTTCGCGCTAGCCTTCAACAACAGGCTGAGCAGGATCGCCTCAATCAATTACTGACAGTCGGAGTCGGTGCAACAGCAAGCCAAGTTGCAGCACTTAACGATCAAGCCAATGCACTAGAAAAACTAGGCGTAGTCACTGCTGGAAACATCACTCAGACACAGTCACAACTTGCCACATTCAATCTTCAAACTAGCACCATTGAGAAGTTGACCCCTGCCATCCTTGACTATGTAACGGCAGAAAAGGGCGCTACGGCGTCTACTGAACAGTTTAAGCAGATGACCAACGGGCTAGCACAAGCCCTGAATGGAAACTTTACTTCCTTAACTCGCGTCGGATTCGTCATCGATGAGAACACTAAGAAGCAAATCAGACTCGGAACTGAATCCGAAAGAGCAGCAGCGATTGTCGATGTTCTTAACTCGACCTATAAAGATTTTAATAAGAACCTAAGAGATACGCCAGCAGGCCAGATGCAGGTTTTAGCAATGGCGGCTGAGGATGCTCAAACTATCATCGGTGAAGGACTGCTTGATTCTTTAATGATCCTTTCGGGTGACACCTCTGTAGAAGATCTAGCAGTGAGCATGCAAGAACTTGCTACTAATACATCAAAGGTAATCACAGAGTTAGCAAAACTAGGTAGAGCCACCGCCAATTTCTTTAGTGAAGGCTTCAACAAAGTAGACCAAACTTCTAATAATATTACTAATTTTCTAGATCGCATCACTGGCAATTCTGACAGAATAGCAAGAAGAAACGTTGGTCAGGCTGGTCGCTTATTCGGTGGAGGTTCAGGCGGTGCAGGTGGAAACATCGAAACCGCTCAAGAAAGAGCCAGAAGAATCAAGTTCGAAAACGAGCAGAAGCGTCTATCAGCAAGCCTTTTAGCGGCTGAAAATAAAAAAGTCAAAGCCGAAAAAACAAGACTTGCTTTGGCTAAAGCCCAATTGGCCTTAGGCAGAGCATCAAAAACTTTAAACCTAGAGCAAATCAGTATTGAGGCAGCGCTTAAAGGATCGATCAGCGAAACAGATCGCCTATCTTTATTGCTTCAAAAATCTATTCTTGACGAAAATGCAACCTTAGCCACTCAACTAGCAGACCAACTAGAAGCGGCAATTAAGCGCCAGAATGACATTCGTTCTTTATTGCTTACTACTCCAGAGGCTCCGAACCCTTATCGTAACTGGACTTTGCCTCAGGAATTACTGAACTACACAGCCTCATCCCTAGGCGTATCTGTAGCACAATTGCAGGCAGCGCCAGTAGCGGTGACTCCTACATTCTCAGATGCTCAAATGGAATTGGCTTCAGCGTATAACGCTGCCAAGGCAGCCGAAGACCAACTGATCAACATTCAGGTTTATCTTGATGGCGATATCGTAGGCGGTGCAGTACGCGAGTCATCTATCAATTCTTCCTTATCGGGATCATTTAACACAGTTAATCGCACTTCACGCTTTGCCCCTGAGGGTGTTATACCTGCATGACCCTTCCAGCCACAATCTCCGTATCCTTTGACTTTAGCCAAGGTGCTACATTCGGCTACGGCTTTGTTATTGGCGACGCTATCAACGGAGTTATCGGCACTAGCCAGTTCGGAGATTCTCCAGTAGCCACACCTACCATTGATCTCAGTTCGCAGACTCGTCAGATCAGGATCAGTCGCGGTCGAAATATTATGCGCGACACCTATGAGGCTGGAAACTGCACAGTAAGAGTAATCGATCAAAATGGCGACTTTAACCCACAGAATCCAGCCAGTCCATATTTTGGCTTTTTGACTCCACTTCGCAAGATACGCGTAGCGGCTACAACTCCCAGCACTCAGTCATTTTTATTTTCAGGTTATGTTACAGATTACAAATACACCTATCCGACTGGTCAGGAATTAGGCTATGTCGATATAACCTGCGCTGATGCCTTTCGCCTTTTTGCTATGGCTAACGTATCTACAATATCTAGCGCTACGGCAGGCCAGACTACGGGAACACGAATTGACAAGATCCTAGATCAAGTAGACTTTCCTTCTAGCATGAGAATTATCGATGCAGGATCTACGACAGTTCAAGCAGATCCAGCCACTACTCGATCAAGCCTTTCAGCCATTCAAGTAGCAGAATTTACAGAGCAGGGCGCTTTCTATGTCAGATCAGACGGCGAAGTAGAATTCAAGGATCGCTCAGCGGTTGTCGGATCTTTAGCAGATGCACCTATTGAATTTAACCAAACTTCAGGTATTCCTTATGCCGATCTTAAATTTGCCTTTGATGATAAATTGATTATCAACAACGCCACAATGACTAGAGTGGGTGGCACTAAAGTCAGTTCTATCGATTCAGACTCAATCGCTAAGTATTTCCCTCACGGCATGAACGTCGAAAACTTAATTGCCCAGACAGATGCTCAAGTGCAGGATATCGCAGACATCTATGTAGCCACTCGCAAAGAAACGACTATCCGTATCGATGCCATGACACTTGATTTACTTGACCCAGATGTACCGACAGATACGATCATCGGGCTTGATTATTTTAATAACGTCAAAATCACTAACATCCAGCCAGACGGCTCGACAATCGTTAAGACGTTACAGGTACAGGGTCTAGCGTGGGATATAACCCCTAACAGTATGAAATGCACAATTACAACACTTGAGCCCATCGTCGAGGGATTCATTATAGGATCAGCGACTTCGGGTATAATAGGCACGTCCATATTAGGATACTAGGAGAAAACAATGGCAGCAGGCTTAGGCTTTAAGGAATTTACAACAGGGGACGTGCTAACCGCCGCCGACGCGAATGGCTATCTAGCCTCCCAAGTGGTCATGGTCTTTGCAGACGCCACAACTCGCACCGCCGCCATCACATCGCCTCAGGAAGGCATGATCTCATTCAGAAAAGACGCAGACGCCATGGAGTATTACTCAGGCGCGGCGTGGGTGGCAGTCGATAGCGGCACT